CCAGATACATTTAAAAGTACCTTAAGTGATCTATATTTTGGAACTGCTGGTGGAACAACTGGTGGTGGAACAACTGGTGGTGGAACTGGTGGCGGAAGTGGTACCCAAGGAATTCTTTGGAACAAAAATGTAACAGGAGCAACAAATGCTTTTAAAAATTTATGGGGTAGAGATGCAGACCAAGATGAACTAGCTGAAATACAAAATTACTTTAGTGGTGCTCCAACAGCTAGTGTTGCAGATTGGCAAACAACTGAAATGAATAGTTTGGATTATAAACAAGAATTTAATAGAAGTTATTTACAAAATTATTATGATACTCAGTATGGAGATAACATTAGAGATGCTGATGGCAATAGAACTGATGATTATAAATTTGATTACGGTGGTAATTTATTACCTAGCTATACAGATGGTGCAGAAGGTAAAGCAAACTTAGAGAACTTAACAGGAATTACAATAGGTGATTTCTCCTCTGGTAGTTTTACAGGTACACCAGAAGAAATTCAACAGCATTTAACCAATATTAATCAGACAAGAGATTACCTATTTAAGAGTGGATTAACAAACTTACAAGGAACTATTGATAAAGAAATTCAAACACTGAAAAATGAAGGTACAAAAGAAATTACTAAAATTGCCAAAGAAGGTGATATTTATCAAAGCTTAGTCGGATCATTTAACTTCTCCTAAAAATATACTTGTTATAATTGTTGTAGTTAAATTTTTTAGGGTTTAAAATGACTTCGCAATCTGATACCGAAAATTATTTTAATATTGAACAATTCGAAAATTTGCTTGGTAGATTAGAAGCTTCTAAGAAATCTCAGCAAAGACAAAAGTCTGTTGAAGGTCGCCGTGATACATGGGCTGCTGGTTTAGCCAACATGATGGGTAACTTCTAAGTTCTTTTATTTGGTTAATTTCTCATGGCTGATGATATAGCTAAGTCTTACGAAGATGACGACTGGTTTGATATTGACAAATATCGACAAGCTGCTGGTGTCGCTTACGAATTTTCCAAGAAAAAATTAGAGGACAAAGGAGAAGATGACCGCAAAACCATCGGTAAAACAGGCGAAGAACAAAGAACTTCGGCAAGGCAACAACAAGAGTATAAGCAAAAAGACGAAGAAAGAGATTATAAACAAGCCCAATCAGCTTATAGATATTGATCTTTTTAATAATTGGGTTGATAATTTAGATTCATCAATCCAAGAATCTTTTTGTTCGTTCGCTTCTGAAAACTACTCAATTATTGAGATATATTTGTATGCTCGTTTTCTTGGTTATCAAGGAAGCATAACGGCTTGCGACCTTTGGCTTAAAGAAAATTATATAAAGCCTGATCATCGAAAAAAATTAGTATATGAAATAGATGAAATGCAAGAAGATATTCGTAAACTAAGAGCTGATGTAGAAACAGGTTTAGTTAAACGTGATGCAGGAGTTGCACGTATTGCTTCTATGCAAAAAGAAGTACGTGGTCATATAGATCAAGTAGATAAATTTACAAGTACAAAAGATAGAAAAGGATTATTAATGGCTGGTGCAGATAGAGCTATTAGAGAATTAATGTTTATTTTTAAAGATGATCCAATTGAAATACCTTTAGAAGAAGCAACAATGAGTGTTTGGGCAAGAATGCAACTAGAAGAATAGTTCAGTTAAAATATAAAAATAAGTTTTAGAAAGAAGAATGTCATCTGCTCAACTAAATAAAAAAAAAGATAGACCTAAGGTTTCAGTCGATACTCCAGATGTAGCAAAATTTGATTCATATCTAGGAGAAACACAAATGGAGAATCCAATGGCTTCTTCTCCTAGTGATGAGTTTTTTAATGCTCAAGAATTTAGAGAAAAAACAGGTGGTAGAAGAGAAGGAGATAATCCACAACAAGAACTTGGTTCAGGACAAATTCCACCAGCTCAAAGTGGAGGCATCAACTTTATGCCTGGTAGTGCTGTAAGAGTTAATCAAGATATGGCAAATTATGGTATGAACTTTTCTGGACAATCTCCTAATAATCCAACAAATCAACCAGGTGCTGTAAATCAAATTTCTAAGCAAGTAGAACAACTTAGAAAAGAACTTTTATTAGCAAGTAAAATGGCACAAGGAGGACAAGGCTAATGGCTAAAGGTAAAATGCCACCTCAACTTGTTGAGTACTACAAAAACAAAAACGCTAAAAAAGAGGATGGAACTAAAATGTCAGATAAAGATAAACGCAAAGCAGCTCTAGAAAAAGCTAAAC